TTGAAATACCCATTTGATTTGCTAAATCTTGTTGTCTTCTTGCTGCTGCGTTTTGAAAACCTTGTTGTTGTAAGTTAGCAAATGTTTGTGCTCGATTCCTGTCACTTGCTGCCTGATACTCGGCTCTTTGTACACCTTCTCTACCACCACCAAATGCGCCAGGTGTTCCTAATGCTGCAGCTGCTTGTTGATTAGCTCTTATTTGTGCTTGTCTATCAAACTCTGCCATCGTTGTGTCAATAACTTGTTGTTGATATGGTGACATGTACGATTGTATAGATCCTGCACCTGTACCTGCACCTGTTCCTGTTAGTGCAGTTGCTGCATCTGCAGCTGTACCTGCTTTTGTTAAAAATGGTTGAAAAGATCCAAGACCTTTTGTTGGGTCCACAGCTTGTTGATATGCTGCTGCTTGTAATGGATCTTGTGCTGCAACTTGTGGTGCAAGTTCAGCCATACCTGCTCTTGTAATATTAAACTGTTGTGCTTGTGCTTGTCTTTGTGCAAATTGTGCAGCTGTCTCACCAGGTTGTTGTGTTGTTGCAGTTGTAACAGATGGCATACCTGACTGTGTAGCAAGATCTGTTAAATATGTTCTCTGCGCTGCTTCAATAAATTCTGGTGGTAATGTTCTTGATTCTGTAACACCGCCAGTTTGAAAACTTGCACGTCCACCATTAGCTAAATTTCTCATTGGTCCAGGCCTCATTAGTCTTAATAAAAGATTTAAAATTCCCTCTCTTTTTTCTGTTGGTCCTATAAACATAGGGTTGTCTTCTGGATTAACACCTTCAAGTTCAGGCATGATATTTGGAAACCTACCAGGTCCTTCTGGAAAAAATCTATCTTCTTTATTAGGAAATCTTGATTCACCTTCTGAAATTGCTTCAGGCAGTGGAATAACTTTACGTCTATTATTTTTTAATAAGTCTTCTAACATTTCTGAAGTTATTCTAGGAAATCTTTTTCTTTTAGGTGGCACTGATGTATCTTCTGCAGAAGATTCAAACTCTGGTCTACTAGGAAAACCTTCATCTGCTGATCCAGATGAATCAACCGGCATGTTTGCATCTGTCATCTCATTTGCAACTAATCTTTCTGCAACTGACTCAGGTAATTTGTATCTATCCACAAGAATTTGTACAGCCTCTGCAGCTCTACCTGGTGCTGTTCCACTTAATATTGTACGAATAACTTTTAAAATTTCTCCTTCGTTACCTTCAATTAAACCTTTAATTATTCCTCCAGGAGTAAATTTACCTATACCTCTTAATATATTAGTCGCGTCTTCTTTTAATCTATCTTTATCAATAGCCATTATACAACCCTTTTCTCTAAATTCTTCATTGTGTTATACATCTTTTGTGCTCCCTTTTCAATGCTGCCATTACCTGCTCCTCGAACCGCGTCAGCAGTAAATACGAATTCGTTCTTAGATAACATAGCCGGTACGTCATCTGCTTTTTCTTTTATACCTACAGGCACAAATCCACCTGTCTCTCTGTAATCTCTTTCCATAACCCCAGCTTTATTTGATCTCATGATACCTACTGGCATGCCGCCTTTTGCAAGGCCAGGGACAAAATTAGGATTTCTTCTTGGTGGTGTCTCACCTGGATATTCCATAGCTAATCTATATTGATCATTATCGCTCAATGTCTCCCAACTCTCACCCATCAAAGCTTCTTCATATGTTGGTTTCATGGCTGCTTGAGCTGCCTCTATTCTTTTTCTAGTGGCTTCTATTTCAGCTAAACTTTGAGGACCACTTCCAGATAAAGGACCAACAATAGTGCTAGTTACAGGTAAACCAAGTGGATCTAGTTCTCCTGGTTGAGGACCTGTTTGAATTCTATTTACATTTCTATTAGCAGCGATTGCTGCTTGAATATCATCTGTAGTTGGTGCACCTGTCGTGATCGCTGCAACTCCTCTTGCTCCTCCAGTCATTTGATTTAAATTTTCTGCTGCTATTTTATTTGCTTCTTGTTGTATTTGAAATTGTTGTGGGTTTCTACCAGATAACTGTTGTTCTAATCTAGTTCTTGCTTGTTGTAGTCTTTCATTTATTGCAGCTTGATTAGCCACGTTACGTCTTATGTTTTCTGCAAGTGTATTGGCCATAGTGATACCACCGGTTTGATAACCTACCCTGCCGCCTGTTGCCATGCCCTGATAATCTGTGGTTCCCTCTAATTCTGTTTGACCAACAATGCCATCAATAAAATTATCTTTTTCCTCATCACTCATAGCAGCATACGATGGATTACGCAGTGGTGTGTAATAACTATCCATAACCTGTCTCATCTGTGATTTTACTCGTTCTTTTCTTCTTGCCATGTATTCACCTAGAGTTTCACCAGGTTCTTGTGGTTCAAACTCTCCTGTAAAATAACTATACAAAGCAGAGGCACCTGATGTTATGGTACCTGCTAATAGTTTTTCTTGCACTTTGGGTGATAAATTTTTTAACACAGGAATTCTACCTATAGTTTCTTCTGCAGCTCCTCTTAAAAAACCAGGTTTATCTTTACCAGTAAATTTTGATGTATTTAAATCTTCAGGTTTTTTTTCAAACAAACCTTTTATAGCTTGTGATCTTTTATCACTTAGTGGTGTTGTAAATCTATCACCAGGTACTCCAAGTCCTTTTTGAAAACCAGCACCACCTAACATTCTAACTGCTTGACCACCACCATAAGTTAATGCACCTTGTTTAAATGCATCTGATAAACTACCTCGTTGATCAAACCTACCTATACCTCTCATCAAACCTGCAATACCAGGATTGAATGGTGCAACAAACGGTGCAGCTTTGACTGCAATGTCTGCTAATTCATTTGGTATAAGTTTTCTAAATCGTTCTTTTAATTTACTACCGAGACCATACTTTTCTCTTGGGACTGCGTTTGTGATCCCGCCTTTATTACGTAACTGTCTTGGCATTTGTGCTCTTGTAATCATATATGTTAAATATTGTTTATATTAAAAAGGCAGGCATTTCACCTGAATTTACATTATTACTTGCTTTTCGCAAGTAAATCAAGACTATGTTGTAACAGTTCTTGGTAATACTTCCATAGCTGAAAGTAATACATGTAGTCTATTTGCATGGCCAGCTGTGACTTTTACTATTTGTCCAGTCTCAACTACCAATGGGTTTGTTAATATCTCAGTCGGAGTATTAGCAGATACAGCTTTTTGATGTGCAACACTAAATAAAGTTAAGTCACCTACATCTATCTGTATAGTTATGGTAGATCCACTACCACTATCATCACTTACTAATATAGATTTAATTATAGCAGTTGTTGCAGTGGGCACTGTATATAAAGTTGTAATATCTGTAGACGTTAAATCTGCTTTTTTACTTATAAAACTATTTGCCATTATCCTCCTAAAAAGAAGATAGTTGCTTCGTTATCTTCTCCTTTTTCTTCTTGAAACGTTGTATTTAATTTTTCTATCAAACCATTTAAATCTCTAACCAAAGATAAAAATGATTCTTGATCATATTCTCTTGGTGGCTGTGTTAACGATTGTACAATTTTTGCCATTATCTTCTTCCA